GAACCTCATTCTTTCGAGAGTACCAGCTAGCGCGTGAAGCTGGCGGTGAAGCCCTGGTTGAATCACTTCTCACCATCCATGAGGATCATCCAGAGATCGAAGATACCAATCTTCTCCGGCTCATGAGTGATAATATCAAGTTCTGCGCGGTCAAACTCTTCCCTCACAAGTATGGTGACAGGCTGGAGATCAAACACGGCTTTGTAGACATTGGCTCTGCACTCAGTGAAGCCAAAGGCCGTGCATGTATAGACGTGACACCACAACCAGATCCCTTTGAATAGAAGCCACTTTGCCGGTGCAAGGTCTGATAACAATGATTATGTTAACTCGTGTATGGCGGCTCAGATCGATAGGGGGGAGTGGGGTGGGGGCTACCCCCAGATTCCAGAGCCGACCGAGTGTGTGCGGTACGGCTGCACAGCCATTTTATTATTTTTGAAAAATTTTTATTTTAATTAGGTAATTATTTATGCAAGGTCGCGGTGGTATGGGCACCCGGAAGCACCGGATCAGTGGCGCCACATTTGTCAGCCGTCAAAGCAAAATGCAGCGCGAACGGGATGCGAATCAACCGAAGCCGCAGAAGCCTAAAAACAAGATGTATCCCAGCATCCAAGCCGCCCTCCGATCAAAATGAAAACTCAAAAATACTCTACCGCCCAAGAACAAGCCCTCATGGTCGAACTGTGGGATCCCAATATCTCTAACGACCTTGAAAAGTTTGTGCTCTTTGCCTACCCCTGGGGAAAACCGAACACCCCACTCCACAACCACCAAGGCCCACGATCCTGGCAACGTGATGCCCTCCAAAAGATTACCGATCATCTCCGCACCCAGCAGAATAAACTCGATCTCGGCCTCTTCCCCGAGATGTGGCGATCCGCAACCGCCTCTGGTCGTGGCCCCGGCAAGTCCGCCCTGGTCTCCTGGCTCTGCGATTGGATGATGACGACCCGCTTGGGCTCCACCACGATCGTGACGGCCAACACCGAACCACAGCTCAAGACCCGTACCTTCGCGGAAATAGGGAAATGGTCAACTCTTCTGATCAATGAACACTGGTTCGAGCCCACCGTGCTGTCCCTGAAGCCCGCAGAGTGGTTCAAACAGTTGATCGAGTCTCAATTGAAAATGGATTGCGCGTATTGGTATTGCCAGGGCCAGCTCTGGTCAGAGGAGAATCCAGATGCCTTCGCCGGTGTGCATAATCCGAATGGTGTCTTGCTCGTCTTTGATGAAGCGTCAGGCATTCCGAATACAATTTTTACGGTCTCGGAAGGCTTCTTTACCGAACCCGTCCTTAATCGGTTCTGGACCGTGTTTTCGAACCCCAGACGGAATTCCGGTGGATTTTTTGATTGCTTCAATACCCACAAAAAATACTGGCATCTCCGTCATATTGACTCCCGGACTGTTGAAGGCACCGACACGGCCCTCTTCACACGCCTCATCGAGCAGTATGGCATTGAGTCCGATACGGTTAAGATTGAAGTCCTCGGACAATTTCCCAGTCAAGGCACGCGGCAATTCATCAGCAACTCCCTCGTGCAAGCCGCCCAAACCAGAACGATCGAGCCCGACCCCGGCGCCCCCCTCATTATGGGGGTAGACGTCGCCCGTTATGGGGATGATGCGACGGTGATTCGGTTTCGCCAGGGGCGCGATGCCCGTACCATCCCGCCACTCAGGTTCAAGGAGCGCGACAATATGTGGGTGGCGAATGAAATCGCGAGATGGATGGACAAGGTGAAGCCGGACAAGGTGAACATCGACGCGGGCAATGGCACCGGGGTGATCGATCGCTTGAGAGAAATGGGGTACACGGTGACCGAGGTGTGGTTTGGCGGCTCCAGCACATCCAAGGAGTGGGCGAATAAGCGCACAGAGATGTGGGCCGATCTCCGGGACTGGCTTGGCGGCGGGGGCATTGACAGTGATCCCGCGCTGTTTCAGGATCTCACGGCGCCGGAGTATGATTATTTTGGCAAGGCGCAAGACAGTGTGATGCTGGAAGCGAAGGAGTCGATGAAGGGGCGCGGGCTCCGATCTCCGGACGATGGAGACGCATTAGCCCTTACCTTCGCGGCCCGGGTCTCACGTCGGGATTCCAAACTCGCACGGTACGGGAGAAAATATCGGAACGAGCCACAGCTTGACTATAAGCTGTTTGGTCCGTAGAATGCGCGACCAGGCCATCCCGTGGCGGGGGTGGAGTGAGAGCACGGGAGGTAGGCGCCTCTCCCGCTCACACAAACAGCCAAGGTGAGGGGTCCGAACCTTCACTGAATAGCGAGGGGAAGGGGAGGTGGGTGTAAGTCCCACACACTGGTGGCCGCTGAATCAGAGGAGGTGAGCCCTCCCAGACTAACGGCCATCCCGAACGCGAGAGATGGGTATCCAGCCCCACCCGCTATCGGTTTTGGTGCCCCTCCTAAGCCATGGTAGCCCGCGAGGAGACAACGCATGGGTGGTAAAGTCGCGACCCGAATCATGGCGGGGGTGTTCTCCGGTGGAATCAGTGAAGCCGCGCAGAAGAAACCGTTTCAACCCAAATCCGATATCAACAAGAAGGCCGTGGGCGTGGAAGGGCTTGGCACCTTTCTCGGAGATCCCATTCATGCGGTGGCGAAAGGGGTGGGTCGAGCGACCACCCCCTCGTCACCGGACATCCCGCCCGCACCCGGCACCCCGATCGCGCCCCCACGAGCCCAGAACGCGCAAGAAGAGGAAGACGCGAGGCGTCGGGCGTTTGACGCTCGCAGGATGTTGGGAGAGGGGCCACGACCCAGCCACCAATTAACAGGGAGTCTCGGCTGATGGGAGGCCGTCCCGCACCACCACGGAATCCGCCCCCGGTACTCACGGTCCCCAGTGATGAATGGGGGGAGCGCGGGGACGCCATGCGGGCGAAGGATGCCCAGACGATCGAGGAGGAAGGGGTCTTCGCGGGCAAAGTGCTGAACCGTCTCCGGATGGAGTTGGGCGTATTGGGCGCCCCGAGTGCCCAGACCGCGCAGGGAGAAGAGGCGTCTCGACGGCGGGCGGGAGTGGCGAGGCAGCAACTCGGAGCCTCGACACGCGCCTCCGATCAACTCACCTACACGAGGACACTGGGCTGATGGGTGGACTGTTTGGTGGACAACAAGCCCATCCGCTGTCGGCGCCGTCTGTGCCGACGATTGATTCCGCGGAAGTGCAGAAGCAAGCGCAAGACCAATTGAAGCGGCGAGCCATGGCGCAAGGGCGGGCAAGTAATCTGCTCACCGATCCCGCGTTCCAGATGGAGCCGGAATTGAACCAACAGAAAATGGCGCTCGGCTGATGCCCCAGCAATCCCAACACGAGCAAGACATTGTGAAGGATACCTGCGACCGTCTCCAGGCGGTGCAGGGTACCCGTGGCAATTGGGAAAGTGTCTGGGAACAAATCGCCGCCCGTATTTTTCCCCATTATAGTCAGCAGTTCCAATCGCAAGGATCCGCCCAACCGTTTACCGGCCAGCAGAAAATGGAGGAGATGGTCGATGCGACCGGTGCCCTCGCCTTGACGCGCTTTGCCGCGGCGATGGAATCGATGCTCACGCCGCGCTCCTCCACCTGGCATTATTTGCAACCTGCGGATCGAACGCTCCTGCGTAACCGCGAAGCGAGGCTGTGGTATGAGAACCTTAATCGCCTCCTCTTTGACTACCGCTATGCACCGAATGCGAATTTTGCGAGTCAGAAGCATGAGGATTACATGGCGCTTGGTGCGTTTGGGACCGGGTGCATATTCATTGATGCCTTGCAACACCGACGAGAGCGGGGGCTTCGATATCGGGCCATCCACTTGGGACAGATGTATTTCCAGGAAAATCACCAAGGACTGATCGACACGGCCTTACGAAAGTTTACGCTGACCGCACGACAAGCCCTCCAGCAGTTTGGCGAAGACCATCTCCCGGAATCCATTCTGAAAGCCGCCAACGACGCCAAGAGCGCGACGAAGACCTACGAGTTCATCCATTGTGTGAAGCCGCGTTCGGACAAAGAAGGCTACGATCCGCAGCGCGTGGATGAAATGGGCCTCCCGTTCACGTCCTACTATGTCAGTCTCACCGATAAGTGGCTCTGCCGGACTGGTGGCTATCAGACGTTCCCCTATGCCATCTCTCGTTACGTGATGGCCCCCGGCGAAACCTACGGGCGGTCCCCGGCGATGATGGCGCTCCCCTCCATCAAGATGCTGAACGAGATCAAGAAGACGATGGTGAAGCAGGGGCACTACGCCGTCGATCCGATGCTCTTGGCCAATGATGATGGGGTGATCGACACCTCCGTCAAACGCCCCGGCGCCACGATCTGGGGTGGGGTCAATGCCGAAGGAAAACCCTTAGTCCATGCCCTCCCGGTTGGTGATCTCGCCGCTGGTGATGAGATCGCGGTAGGCGAGAAGCAGACGATCAACGATTTCTTCTTGGTCACGCTGTTTCAAATTCTGATCGAGACCCCGACGATGACGGCGACAGAAGTGCTCGAACGCGCCAGAGAAAAAGGCGCCCTCCTCTCTCCGACGATGGGACGTCAACAGTCTGAAGCCCTGGGTCCGCAGATCGAACGTGAGATCGACGTGCTCATGCAGCAACGGTTGATCCCGCCGATGCCGCAAGCGGTGCTCGAAGCGGAAGGCCGCTACACCGTCAGATACGATTCACCGCTCTCCAAAATGGCCCGGGCCGAAGAGGCCGCGGGCTTTGTCCGTCTGGTCGAGTGGATGAAGGGATATGTGGAAGTCACGCAGGATCCGTCGATCTTCGATTACATCAATCTCGATGAAGCGATCCCGGCGATGGCGGATATCCAGTCGGTACCGGTGGCGTGGATGAATGGACAAGACCAGATCGAGCAGAAGCGAGCCGCCCGCGCTGAACAACAGCAACAGCAGCAGATGATTGAGGCCGCACCCGCCCTCGCGTCCGCGGCCAAGACCGTGATGCCGATGGCGAAATCCGGAACGGCATGAGCGAGAAAGAATCCGCGGCGAAAGACTTCCTCGCGTCCAGAGCGAACGCCTACAAACGGGTCTTCCCGCTGGACAATAAAGACGTCGAATTTGTCCTCAAGGATCTCATGAAGTTTTGTCGGGTGATCGAATCGACCTTTCATCCGGACCCCCGTATCGCCGCGCAACTCGACGGGAGACGTGAGGTCTTCCTGAGAATTATGCAACATACCAAAATGAGCCAGGACCAACTCTGGGTACTCCTCGGAGTGCCCCCACCGAAAGGATAGCCCATGCCCGATCCAGCGGCAACCGTAGCAGATCCCGCAACCACAACCACGACGACCGTTCCCGCGTCCGCGGCCAATGGCTCGACACCCGCAGCCGGTGCGGGCTCGTTCGATTGGGGCACACTGACCCTGGACCCCGAGGTGAAGTCCTTGGTCACCGATCGGCAATGGAAAACCCCGAACGATGCGATCAAGTCCTATCAGAACTTGGAAAAACTCACGGGCGTGCCCCCAGAGCAGATGTTGAAACTCCCGAAGGGCGATGATCCGGCTGCGTGGAATGAGGTCTGGAATCGGCTCGGGCGACCGGCCAAGGCGGAAGACTACAAGATCCCGTTGCCTGAAGGGGATAAAGGTGAGTTCGCGAAAGTCGCCGCGAACTGGTTTCACGAAGCGGGCTTGACGCAAGCCGGGGCCGCGAAGTTGGCGACGAAGTGGAATGAGTTTCAAGCCACCCAGGCGCAAGCACAGAACGATGCGCTCGCGGCCCGGGACGTGAAAGAGGTCGGAGAATTGAAAGCCGAATGGGCCACGGACTACGACAAACACGCGGCGATCGTGGATAAGGCGGCAGAGACGTTTGGGATGACCCCGGAGCAATTGGCCGCGCTCAAGCAGGTGATGGGACCGAAGGGCGCGATGAATTTCATGCGGAACATCGGCTCCAAGTTGGGCATTGAAGACCCGAATTTCGTGAAGGGGGACGGGCCGACCGGGTTCACCAACATGTCACCCCAGCAAGCACAAGAAGAAATGACGCGGCTTCGAAAAGACAAACTGTTCGCGCAGGAATTCAATAGTCCCGATCCGCGAGTGAAGAGTGAAGCGCGAGCCAAGATGAATCGCTTGGCGATTATCGCGGCTCCCGGTCATACGGTGGTCGGTTGACAATCCGTTCGCATTCGTGTAGTAGCTGTGTCGTACTTGGTTCTGCCGGGAAGTCTCGCTGAGATCCGGCCCGCGAGATCCACCGGGTCCAGTTCCTTCGAACTGGGAAGCCCTTACAACCACATTTCTGTTGTTGGAGGGCTTTGGCCATGTCTGTGAATCTCCCCACTCACTACGTCGTGAGTTACAGTTCCAATATCAATTTGTTACTCCAGGAAAAAGGCAGCAAGCTGCGCCCCTTTGTGACCGAAGGGCATTATGTGGGCAAGCAGGCAAGTCCGGTCGATCAGTTTGGTGCGATCGACATGCAGCCCGTCACGGGCCGGTTCGGGCCGATGGGCCGCGTGGATGCCGCGACCGATCGTCGGTGGGTCTTCCCCTCGGATTTCGATCTCCCGCAGTTGATCGATACCTTCGATAAGCTGCGTCTCTTGACCGATCCTGAATCCACCTATGTCCAGAACGCGGTGTTTGCGGCTGGGCGCCAGATGGATCGCCTGATCCTGTTGGCGGCACTCGGGACCGCGAAGACGGGCGAAGCCGGGGCCACCTCAACCAGCTTCACCGCAGGGAATGAAGTGGATGTGGCCACAGGAGGATCCAACACGCGCTTGAACGTGGCCAAATTGGTGGCCATGCAAGAGCTGATGTTGGCGAACTCGGTCGATCTCGAAATGGAAACGCCGATCATCCCGTTGACTGCCAAGGACAATAGCGCCTTGATGAATGAGGTGCAGATTATCTCGTCCGATTTCAACGGGGGCGAGCGCCCGGTGTTGAAGGATGGGCGGATCCGGCATTTCATGGGCTTCGATTTCGTGTATTGCCAGTTGAACGAAACCGTGAACGCCGGAACCAGCGAGTGCAACGTGCCCTGCTGGGTCAAGTCCGGGATGCACCTGGGCATCTGGAATGACGTCTCGACGTCCATTTCGAAGCGGCATGACCTCCAGAGCGAACCCTGGCAGGCGTATGTGTATCTCACAGCCGGAGCGACCAGGATCGAAGAGAATCGGGTGTACAACTTCGAGAGCTATCGGTAATTGATCTGCTCATTCACTGGTCGGGGGTCACACACCCCCGGCCTTAGCACAAAAGAGGGACGAACATGGCTGTAGATCTCACCTTAAAGAGTGTGGCGATTACCAATCGCGAAGCGACTCCGAGAGTGTTCAATAATGCGGGACGGGGCGGGAAGGGCACGAACAAGATGGTCAAGAGCTATCTGGCGAGTGTGACCGCCGCGCTCTCGATCACCTCCGTCATCCGGATGGTGGAAATTCCGGCGCATTGTATTGTGACGGGTGTGATGTTCCAGTCCGCCGCGCAGGGTGCCGGGACGTTGGATCTCGGGCTCTATCGGACGAACGGGGACGGGGGCGCGGTCGTGGATGCGGATTATTTTGCGTCCTTGATCAACTGTGCCTCTGCTGTGGTGTGGACCGACGAGATGAATGAATCGACCACCAACACCATTGCCAAGCAGAACCAGCCCATCTGGGAAGCCTCTGGCATGACGGCGCCGGGACCGACACCGGGGACGATGCTGGATGTGGCCTTGACGGTGACCGGGACCGATGTGACCACCGGCACAGGCGCGGTGGGTGTCCAAGTCAGCTATATCGATTAAAGGGGGTAGACCTTGGCTGATCATTTCTACAGTGTCGTAAAAGGTGATGGGCTGTCCCCCGCCAACGTCACGGCGGGGACGAGTACGTCGAGTGAAGCGATGGAGCTGCGAACCCGTGACGGACAAGGGTTGACGCAGATGGACGTGGTGCAGGGGTTGGAAGCGATCAAGGCGTACATCGAGACGCACGCGGTCACCGCCTAATGCCACACGTCTTGCTCGGGATTCCCCACGGGGGGACGATCAAAGCCAAGCTCTTGAGCACGGTGGTCTCGGTGATTGCCCAGGCCCCGTGCCCGATTACCTTGGTCGAAAGCGAAAGCGCGTTGGGTCCGCACAATCGCAATACGCTGGCCCAATGCGCGGTCGATCGGGGGTTCTCCCATCTCTGGC